CTCGGTAGCCTTTTGCTTGGCCTCCTCTTCGTTATCAGCCTCTACAACCAATACAGCCTCCGTAGTCTCTTTAATGATCACCGTATACTTCATGCTGTCTCCGCCTTTCTTTTTTTCCGTTGCTTCCATAATACTCATACTTTAGATCCAGAATCAAGTTCTTTAGGAAAGCTATCTCTTAACATCCACCCATTCGCCCTTTATCATGTCCATATCGTGTTTTGGCATTTTCTTTAATCTGTATGCCTGTATAGTTGTCTTATTGTCGATTAAGAGCCTCATGGCTATTCTATGATAACCATCCAGAACATGTCCTCTTGGGCAAACTATTATCGGGATGCTCGTATCTGTCTTCAGCACTCTGCTCATGTGAATAATGAAATTGTCGTAATATTCCATTTCTCTCCATATATCGAACTGAAAATTAAAACTATTTAGATCAAATATTATGTGATAGGTGCTCTACTAATTCTTCAGCCGATAATTTATTGCTCACTACAAAGCTCCTGCCTATCCAGCTACTTCATTGAGATCTCTAATTACTTCTTCGTAGGTTTCTTGCATGTCTTTGTCTCCTTTATGTTCTTCTCGGTATAAGTCTAATATAAACTACTCGCTTCAGGATTGCAATCATATTGAAATAACTTAATGCACTTTGAAAAATATATAATAATTTGGTACGTGGAACCTTGGTTGGGGGGTGCGGGTTTTCATAAATGGACTACCCCCTTGATATAAGGGAAACGAAGCCCAGGCGCATAGCTATTTAGTAGGTTTAGGCATAGCACCCAGGATAGCACCACAATAGAGCTGTAGCCCAGGCATAGCTTGATAGTTAGTAATGCTTAAGGCTGCATTACATAATGTTTATTATGCGACATAGTGTGCTACAACTCAATAATAGTAAGGGATACAAGGGAAGCAACAAGGCTATCTGTTTCTTAATTGTGCTATTGTTCTAGATATAATCATTGATAGGACACCGAACCATGCGCAAATACGTGCAATTAATATGCCTAGACTAATGATAGCAAACACTAGGCAACATCTGTGCACACTACCTAGCTCTTATTAGATATAAACTAGTTAACGCTTAAGTTATCAACAGAACATTAAGTTATCGATATATAAATATAGTTAGGGAGCATTAATACAGTTTAGTACTTATAGTTTAATGTATTGGTTATAGTATTAGGGTTTTAAATATAGGATAGTGGAGTAATTATAGTATTTAATAATAGCTATATATATAATAAGGGGAAATACATGTTTAAAAATAGCTTGCATTGGGCAGACTATTAATGTAAGATAGGGGCAGACTTATAATAATAATCAAGAAAGGATAAAAGCATCAACAGGTAAAACAAATCAAATAAACGAGGAGCAAAACAAAATGAATAATTACAAAAAATATTGTCCGAACGTATGGATTGCCGAATGTACTGAAAAGCATGAAGCAGGGGAAGCGATTATAATAACCACTAAGTACGGCAAAGAAAACGAACACATTATACATAATTTGGTTGGATATAGAGGGACACAAGATGAGCCAACTTTTCTTTATTCTATAACTAGAGCAGATGGGTTCAACAGTCAAGAAAGAGCGGAAAATAAAGCAAATAAATATAATACATGGGCTGGCAGTGCAGAAACTAAAAGCGATGATTATTATAATAAATCAAACAAAGATAACGGGTTTTTGTCTTTAGGTGAACCAATAAAAATTGGTCATCATAGCGAAAGAAGACACAGAAAATTGTTTGATGATGCATGGAGAAACATGGGAAAATCTGTAGAGTTTCAAGACAAAGCACTTGAACACGAAGCAAAGGCGAACTATTGGGAAAGAATGGCTAAGAAAATTGATTTATCTATGCCTGAAAGTATTGATTTTTTTATTGAACAGCTCGCAGATGCTAAAGAGTATCACCAATTTTTGAAAGATAACCCAGACAAACGACTACACTCGATGGCGCTATCTTATGCCAGCAAGAAAGTAAAAGACACAGCGAAAAAGGTTGAGCAAGCTCACAAGCTTTGGGGAGAACAAAAACCTATTGAAATTATTGCCAAAAGTAATAAGCCACAACAAACAAGGAAAACCGCTCTATAATGCTTTCGCTAGCAGAAATGGTCATTATTATTTTTTAGGTCTTAAGACTAGTTAAGGTTCACGGAGCGCCCAGCATTGGGCGTTCTATTGAGCTTTAAAATAGAAAGGAGGTGATTTAATTGGCAGATGAATATAAATTATTGGTACACGGTGAAGAGGTTCACGGTTTCCCCTGCTTTAGTGTTCTTGATTTCTTGAAGCTTTTAACACTACAGCAAAACCAGACAAGGCAAAAATTAGCGTTCAATAGTTCGATAGATGCAGGAATGGCACAGAATACGCTTTATGACCTTGCGACAGCTAACTAAAAGGCGCAGGAACAGCTTTTTAAGACTTGAGACACACAACGGCATAGGCTAGAAAGGGGTAAAACATGCACGGAGTAATAAAACAGCTCATTGATGTTAATAGCAAAGAAGGCAATATTTTGATGTTGCAGGAGCTACAGCAAGAAATTGAAAAAGGTATTTTAAGCGCTTCAGATTACAGACTCGAAATTTCTTACTTAAAATCTGCTATCAAATAAACAGCTAAAAAGGAGGCAAAAAAAAAGGATCTAAACAAAAATTTAAAGCCAGAGGATTATTCCTAATATTATTCTCTGGTAAAGGCAAGGCAAAAAAAACAAAGTAAAGGCAGGGTTTAAAATGAATGAAGAAAAGATACCAACATTAGACGATTTTGAGAACAAGTACACAATGACTGATAAGCTTTCTACTTGCTGGCATCACGACCCAAGCACTAAAGGCTGGTTTGATACAGCAGGAGAAAAAGCTCATGTAATAAGACTCTATCCAATGGATAACAACAAGGAAGGATAAAATTATGAATGAAATAACAAGAACAGAGGCAATTACGCTACTAAAATATGGAAACGTTGAGGTGTTTGGAATAGATTATCAATCCGAAAGCAATCTATATTATAACCCTGAAGGAATAAACGATTTTACTAGGTTCGGAGTGGAACGAAAAACAGAGCTACAGGTAGAGGCTAATCCAGCTCCAGAAGATGTTATTATGGAAACATTTTACATTAACGGCTACTGGAAAGACGATAAGGTTAAGTTTGAAGACTATCAGGTTGTTTCTTTCGATGACATTCAGGAAGAAGAAGACAATATCTTTTTTTATGGACTAAGCGAAGCAGATATTATTCAGGCTATAGAACTTAAGGAATCCACTGCGCATGAGTTTGTTATCACTGGCTATAAAAGGAAGGAAGTATTATGAATATTAAAGAAGAGGCGAAAGTTATTGCTACGGATGTTTTTTATTGTGACGAACAAGAGGGAGAGCGCCCAATATGGGAACCTTTTGAAGATTGGGAGACTGAAGACATAGAGGATCAAATCGACACACTATCATCAGCTATAGAGCGCATTGTAGAAGAGGCAGTAAAGGCAGAGCGTGAGAGGGTAGAGACTGTCAGGGTAAGGGCAAATCATAAGCTTAGCACCACGGAAGTTATGGCTAGAAGGTTATTTGTGGAGTTTATGCGAAAAGGCTCTGATATTACAATGGCTAGACATCACATAAAGAAATTTCACAATATTATGATTAGTGAGATTGAGGCAAATCAATTAAGTAAAGAAGCCAAAATAATAGTATCAACGGAAGGATTTTAAATGACAGCTAATAAAGAGAAAAAACCAGACAAAAGAACAGCGTATGCAGAGAGACACAAGCTTACAAGAACGTGGATAAATAACGACCTGAAGGTGTTCCTAGAGGAAGGGTTCTTTGGCGATACTATGAAGGAATCATCTAAGGGACTTGCCGAGTTCTTAATGTCAGACGTAGGGCAGTCAGCACTAATATTATTTGCCAAGAATCTTTAGGTTAAAGGTAATGTCTGTTAGTATAGAAGAGTCTCCGTTGCGCTGGCGCTTTATTGCGCCAGCTTGGAGACTAACCTATTAACGGAGGTAATCATGCAACTATTATTAACAGCAGAGACAAGAAAAGATCGTGAGGGAAAGCCTAATTGGTGGATAAGTAAATCTCCATTATTTGCTTTCAGAATCGAGACAACTGCTAAGGACAATCGAGTAGTAAAGGTATACCCTAAAACTGATAACAAGGTAGACTTCACAAAACCATTATTTTTAGGCAAAGTTTTTGACGATGGAAAGTTTAAATTTTTTGGCTTAGAATTCAGATTTGTAACTGAAGAAAAAATCGGTACATTGTACGTAACCATTGATAAAGACGCTGTTTCTCAGCCAGAGACTACAGTCGCTAAAGATGACATTCCTTATTAGATAAAATGATATATAAAGTCTTCGTAAAAGAGCCTGGAAATGGACACTTTATATACGAAGACGGAGTACTGCAAACATCCAGGAATAAAGCCTGGATGGAAGAGTTTTTTGAATCATGGGCTGATTGCCTTATGCACCCTGTAGAATTGCAAGAAATTGACGAGTATTCTGGAGCAGTAAATGTCATAAAAACCAGCGATCCTTTTTTTATTTCTCCAAATATTTGACTTTCGGTAATCTTATGCTCTATACTGGATTTATGATTCGCAAAACTCAAACGAAATAATTTACTTTTAATATGGGAGCTTCTCTAGTTTCATTGCGTGTCTACTAGAGAAGCACCCACCAAAAGGACGTACGCAAATGGATAGAACAACGGACAATAGACATCAAAATAAAAACTCATTTATAATGCACTTGGATTATATTCAAGCCATAAATGCTTTATCAGACGAAGATGCTGGTAAATTAATCAAAGGTATTTATTATTATGTTTCTGGTAATGGTATGCCAGAACTTCCAGCTATGCTAAATGTATTATTCCTTATGATCCACCCAAAACTTAAAGCAGACCTAGATAAATGGCGAGCTACATGCTTAAAAAATAAAGATAATATTACTAAAAGATGGGGTAATAAAGATACCACTGGTACGAGTGGTATTCAGGTTTCAAACACGAATACGATTGATACCGAGGGTGAAGGTGAAGGTGAAGGTGATTATGAAGTTGAGGCTGTTAAGAAGAAGTTAACTAAACTAACTAGCGATTTAATTTTTTCAAAAAATGACGAAATACTATTAAAACAGTGGAGAAGCACAGAACCAGGAACAAAGATAATCGAACAATGTATAAAACTTTTCAAATACAAACTAAAAACTGAAGAAGTAGATGAGGATATTTCTCATTACGAACAAATTATGGGATGGGTAATGGAATGTATTAAGAAAAAACCAGGAAATAATTTCTTATTAAAGCAACATATCGACTTAACATATCCTGAGATAAGAGAAACTATAGAAAAATCAGCAAAACCAACAAAAGAACAGATGGCTCAATATTTTGCTGACTCTAAAGATCCTAAAAAACTAAAGGATGGCGATAAATAATGACAACTAAAGCTAAAAAACTATTTAGATGTAAGGTTTACCGAGAAGGCAGGATCTATAAAGGTGCTAGCGAGTTCCGTGAAAGACTTGGCTATAATGGCTTAGACTTCCAAGACAAAGAGATTATTGACGCATTTATTGATGAAAAGAAGGAGCTAGGCCATGAGTGATATTTTAGTGAAAAGAAGAACAACGATACATAATAACGTATTATTAGAGTTAATGAGATCTAACAATATTGGTTCTTATGCTGAGTTAATGAGACTAGTTGAATTACCCTATGAGCGAATATCGACTATTAGGCAAATGACTTGCTCTGTAAATAATTCTTCATTAATAATTATTGCTGGTTTCTTTAACGTAACGCCAGAATATATAATTTCAGATAACATGAGAATAGTTAGTAGAAAGTTTTATGATAGGTTAAATAAAGAAGAAAAAGTAATAGATAGCACTGAACTACTGCCACTTCTGGAATGTACTAAAACTGTTGAGCTAGATTATGATGCTGAGAGACAAGAAAATGCGGAGAACGTAAGAGAAGCGATTGAGTCCTTAAGCGAAAGAGAGAAAACCATTATCAAGCTTAGATATTATGAAAAAGAGAGGCAATCAGATATAGGAAAAAGACTTGATGTGTCCAAGGAAAGAATTATGCAAATACAAAGTAAAGCAGAATACAAGATGAAGATATTTATTACAAAAAAACTTGGGATAAATGTAAATGGAAGATTGTTCTCAAGCGATCATATCGAGAAAGCGAGACAATTAATTTATGAATAGCAATAAGCCTGGAGATATAAGAGATCTGATTTTAAACCTTGAAAAGATAGAAGATGAAGAGCTTTTAAACCAACAATACAACTGTCATGGAGCTTGGCTATTGTTTATAAAAGATGACATTGTAGTTATAAAAAAAAACTTATAGAAAGGGGGATGGACTTAAAAGTATTAAAGACCGGCAGTATTATTTGTTACGAAATTATAAAAAAAAGGAGTTGAACCATGTTACAGAAAACTAAGTATGATAATTTTGTTACCGAGCAATCAGATAAGCCAGAGAGCTATTATTTTCTGCTTATGAAAAAAAATGCTGACAAAAAAAGACTTTCTCAAAAAGAGAGAATTTTTATAGAGCTTTATAACGCGACTAACCCGATACCTAGACCATTCTTTCACACACAGATGCGCCCAGCTATCTGCGTAATCGGGAAGCCTATCTTTGAGCTTAGGGAAATGGGCTTTATTGTTGATATTGATGGTGAAAACGTAGGAAGTGAAAAACACACTACCTATGAACTTATTAAGAATATGGTTTATAAAGAGATCCAACCAAAGAAGAGAAAAAAATGGCTAGGATTATTCTAAGGGTAGCTAAGATTATTTTCTTTTCACTGGTATTCGCTACAGTAATGACAGCGATAATGGATATTGGTAATGTTGAGTTAGTAAGCGAGGGGAGCTTGTTTGTATGAGTAAAGTGGATGCTAATATTAATAGCTATGTAGAGAAAAACAGAAGAGAAAAAGAAAGAGATCTACAAGCTGAAATACCTCACATCCATACTATTCTGGATAACATGGGTACTCGTTTAAAATCTTTAGAAGAAGAAAACGATATACTTAGGAAGTCCATGAATATTATATTGCCATTTGCTACGGAGCTTGGACGGAGAAAGTTAAACAAAACTATTCATGCTTTCTCTATCCAGAAAATTAGAGAGGAGATATTAGACTCAAACAAATTTAAAATAGAAACAAATAAAGACTTACTAAAAATTTTTAGATGCAGAATGACACAAAAACCAAAAGGAGAAACGAATGGATAAGGAAGAGATAAAAAAGAAGCTTTGTGATGCTATTGATAACGAAGAGGCAATAGCAACCGTATATTTTAGTATAGTAAATGAAAAAAACGAACTGAGAGCCATCTCTAAAGGAAAAGTAGAGGATGTTATGGAGATAGGGCTTGGTATTATATTTGACATGATGCACAAAATGAACGATTTTGGTGAGGCTAAAAAATTGGTACTTACATCGATAATCCAGATGCAACAAAGAGAAAAAAAAGGAGATGATACAAGTGAGTAAGTCGGATAAATTAAAAGCGATAAAAGAGAGTCTTGTCCCTTATATTGATGACAGACAGGAAGCATTGCCAACGGATCTAAACAAGCCAAGGTTTATACAGAACTGCATGGCCGTATTAGATGGAGTCCAGGATTTAGAGAAGTACACAAGTGCTTCAATCATTACAACAATGACAAAAGGAGCTTTTCTTGGCTTAGACTTTTTCCAGGGAGAAGCTTATGCCATTCCCTACGGATCTGCTTTAAGTTTCCAGACTAGCTACAAAGGAGAAGTTAAGCTTGTTAAAAAATACTCAATTAGAGCTATTAAGGACGTTTACGCTAAAGTTGTAAAAGATGGCGATGAATACTTGATGGAAGAATATAACGGAAGACAAGATCTTACCTTCAAGCCATTGGCCTTTAATGATGGAGAAATTAAGGGAGCGTTTGCTATTGTTACTTATGTAGATGGCGGAATACAGATTGAAGAGATGAGCAAAAAAGACATTGAGGATGTTAGAAAAAAATACTCTAAACAATCTGCTGGAATAGCCTGGACAAACTCTTATGGTGAAATGTGCCGTAAGACTGTTCTTAGAAGATTATGCAAACACATTAACATTGATTTTGCTAATCCAGAACAGCAAAAAGCTTTTGAAGATGGAGGATCTTCAGAATTTAACAAGAAAAAAGAACCAGTTGTAGCGACTTCTAGCCTTGATGACATTAGCGAGTCAAACAACGAAGACGTTATAGATGCTGAGTTTGAGGATAAAGATGTGCCTCCGGACGTTTCCGAGTCAAACAAGGAAACAGCATGAATATAAAATTAGACATTTATTCATTAACTGACAAGCAAGCAGTATCACTTATTTACAAACTAGTCGAAAAACTAAACGATTCAGAATGGACAGCCAACGATGGATTAGGCGGTCCCATAGTTCCTCATCTTGCCAATAAATATAAAGGATCTCTAGGAGAGATAGCTGAAAACATTATATCAAGGCACCCTAAATTAATTATTAGAGCTTCTAGGATGTGGAATCGCCTGTCTCCTGACTTTATAGGAAAAGCTGTAAACGAAGGAAAATTTATTAAGTGGCTAGAAGAAAATCACGCCAACTGCTTTGTTGCAAAATTTGCAGGAGATAAAATAGAACAAAAAATAGATTTATATATAAAGGAGACAGACATTGAAAACAATTAAAAAGTTAAAATTCAAAAACACGTTAGGTATTACAGAAATTAATCTGGAACCTAAGCAGATAAATGTTATAGAGGGAAAATGCGGATCTGGAAAAACCAGCATACTCGACTCTATAACTACAGCGCTTAGCAACAAGAACATTCGGGCTGATTTTATCAGAAAAGGCGAAGATGAAGCTAGTATTTTTGTTGAGCTATCGGACGGAACAACAATCGACAGAGTGAAGAGCCTGGACAAATCAGACAAGATTAAAGTTTTATCTGAAGGATTTAAGGGGTCTCCAGAAACTTATCTTAAGTCTATGTTTAACGATAAACAGTTCCGCCCAGTAGATTTTATTGAGGCTACTGTCAAAGACCAGAACAAAACTCTTTTAGGCTTGGTCGATATCTCTTGGTCAAAAGAAGATATCCAAGAGTGGTTTAATGACGTTCCTGAGTGGGTAAACTACGATGAGCATATCCTAGACATACTTGGGCAGATACAAGCCAAAAATGGCGAGTATTACCTCACTAGAGAAGATAAGAACAGAGATGTCCGCAACAAAACTGCGATTGCCAAAGAAATTATTGATGGTTTGCCAGAAAATTACACTGCTGATAGCTGGAGAGAAACTAAACTTTCAGATCTTTACGCTGAAGTTACTACGGTTACATCAGCAAACCAGAAAATCTTTGATGACCAGGCGTTCCTGGTGAACATGATAGATAAAGAAGCTTCTATTGAGCTTAAATTCTCCAATAAACAGCAAGAAATCAGAGACAATGCTACAACAATGCTATCTGAAAATACTGCCGATATCCAGAGAATAGAGAATACTATCAGATTGCTCCAGGAAGAGATAGACGAGAAGCTCCAGAGCGCTAAGGATATCAAGACTAATGCTGACCATGCTATAGAGCTTAGCAAGAAGGATATGCTTAACGAGAAGGCAGAACTTAATGCTGTTGCTAAGAAGATTGATAAGAAAGCTCAGCCAGTAGACGTAGTGCCGTTAAGAGAAAAAGCTGAAAATGCAGAGAAGATGAAAAATTATCTGAATGAATATGATAACGCTATGACTATCTATAAAGAGATAGAACAGCTTACTGCTGAATCAGTGACACTTACAGAGAAGATTGAAAAGGCCAGAAGCCTACCAGGAGAGCTTTTACAGAAGTTTTCTTCTCCGATAGAGAACCTAAGTGTTGTAGATGGATCTCCAAGAATCAATGGTTTACCTATTAAGAACTTATCCACAGGTGAACAACTAGCGCTTGCTGTTGATATTGCTGTACTATTAGCAGGAGATCTTAAAGTTATCCTTGTTGATAGATTTGAAAGTCTGGACAAAACATCTCAGGACCTATTCATTAAAAAATGCAAAGAGTCTGGTTGCCAGTTCTTTTTAACTCGTGTGAGTGATACTGAATACAATATTGTAAGCTATGATTAATTAGGCATTTATTGTTTTCTTGTCCGTGTGACCTTGCGGTAGGCCATGCGGAAATCGGGCAATAAGCTTGAGGTAAATCACATTGACGGAATAAAGACTCATAACGAATTAGATAATTTGGAATGGTGTACTAGAAGCGAGAATATGATACATGCTAATATTACTGGACTACAGAAGCCAGTATACGGTGAAAAGAATGGGAAATCTAAGCTTACTATTAAGGAGGTGTCTCTGATAAAGAAGGAACTAGAAAAAGGAGTATTTACAAGAGCAATAGCCAAAAATTTTGGTGTTTCTCAAGGTACAATAATGCAAATAAAAAATAAAAAAACGTGGAGGAATGTACAATGATAGTGACCAGTGAGAACTATTTCGATTTAGAAACAAACAGGGAATATTTTGGATCAACTCAGTATAAAGACTTTAGGAACTGCGAGGCAAGGGCTATGGCCAAGCTAGACGGTTCGTTTGTTCAAAAGATGACTCCAGCTCTTATGATGGGGAAATACCTAGATGCCTGGAACAATGGAGATCTTGACCAGTTCAGAGCTAGGCATCCAGAAATGATAAGCTCTAAAGGCGCTACAATGGGACAGCTAAAAGCAGACTATAGAAAAATCAATGACACTATTGAGTTCATTAAAAAAGACCCACTGCTTATGGAAGTTTTATCTGGAGAAAAACAACGCATCTTTGTTGGTGAAATGTTTGGTACAAAATGGAAGATTGCTGTTGATAGCTATTACAAAAGAGACACAAAGCAAGGAAGAGTCGTTGATCTCAAATATTTAGCGAAACTATTCGGTAGAGAATGGCAAGAAGACCAAGACGGAATAGGCGCATACGTTGGGATATTCCAGTATTGGGGATATTGGGACCAGATTGCTATGTATACTGCTGTTGAACAGCTACAGGAGCGACCAGGAGCGACAGTTATGGTAGATGTAGATGGCCAGGAGCAATCTTTTCCTGATTGGTATGAGCCGTTCATAGCTCCTATAACAAAACAAGATCCTCCAGACAAGGACATTATCTCTTTTAATACTCCTGGGTATTCTTATTATCAATGGATGGAGCAAAAACTTTCAGTTATAGAGGCCTACATGCCAAGAATACTTGCTGTAAAAAGCGGAGAAGTTGAGCCAATTAGATGCGAGACTTGCGACCATTGCAGAGCTACTAAAATGTTGACAGGTACTTCTCATTATTCAAAATACGATATTTAATGATTATCGAGAAGGCCGTAAGGAAAATACTTAGAAAAATGAACAGGAAGGGTATTCCTTGTAAATTGGTGCATCTTTCAGACTATGGCAGTTGCTATATTCATTTTGAGGGAAGCGCTAACGGAATTAGAGTTGCCGACCACAGAGAAAAAGATGGTCTTAAGTACTTATACAATATCCGGGCTGATATTTTTGTTAAGCAGATAAACGATGGGAGATACTTTTTCCCAATATCGCAGACAAGCAAGGCGATAAACTTTATTATCAGAAAAGAGAAAAAAAGAAGGAGGCAAGAAGATTATGACAATAAAAGAAAGAATTAAACCTGTACTTTTGACATTCCATAACTTCAGGATAGTTAAATGTGATGCGAGGAATCTGCAAATACAAGAATTTAGGACATTTAAAAACGCAGACGGTACAACTAGCGAGAAGTGGGACACTAATGCTGAGTCTTATTTCCCGTCAATGCGAGTGGCATTGTCAGCACTTGTTAAGAAAAAGTTATCTGGCGAGCATATAAAGTCCTTAAAAGACGTTATAGAGTCCATTGATAGACTAAATAGTCTTATAGATAAATTGGGAGTTGATAATCCTGGAGGAAAAATATGATAATCGGGATAGACCCAGGTAGATCGGGAAGTATTTCCATGATTGACAATGACGGTAAATATATCGCTAGTTATTTATGGGAAGAACGAGAAAAAGAAGAATGGGTAGAGCTGGCAGATGAAGTCATTGAGGCTGTTGTCATTGAAGATGTTACGTTAAACAGACAAAGCTCTAAAACAATGTCCGGGTTTTATCGCAATGTTGGATGGTGGGAATGTTTCTTTGAGATGCTAGGACACGAATTGATTTATGTTAACCCTAAGGTTTGGCAGAAGCACTTTGGACTGCTGGAAGCGCCTAAAAAGTACTCGACTAATTTTACCAAGAAAGAAAAAGACAAGGCTAAGCGAGAAGCTAGCCAGGCACATAAAGAAAAGCTGAAAGATTTTGCTGTTGAGAAGTTTGGAGTAGAGTTCAGGCGCAAGAAAGATTGGGATAAGGCAGATGCACTTTTGATCGCTGAGTGGTGTAGGTTACATCATGTATAGTTGCGAATCTTGCGTTAGTTCTTACGATGATAGAGGGAATAAACTACCCATGCCAAGAGTATTTAGAGCTTGCCGTAACCTTAAAGAGATGAAATGTCCTTATGGATTAAAACATGCGAAGTTTATTAAAAAGAAACCAGGCTGGCTGTGATAAATAAAGGAGAATAAGATGGAATTAAAAGATTTAACAATAGGGCTTGAACTACCTGATAATAATTTAACAGTATCGTTCGGTGAAAATCCTATGCAACTTAGTATTAGCATGACAGACAAATATACTATAGTGAAACGTATCCAATGGTGGTTGTTTTGCAAGGTATTTCCTTGTCGTATTGTTGAGTTTAGAAAAGGAGATGATAGAGATGAGTGCAAACGATGATAAAAAGGTAGAAGATTCTGGTACCGAAGCAGATTTCGGTACCAAAGATAATCAAGAGAGTTGGGAAGATACTTATTTCGGCAGAGTAGTAAACGACATATCTATTACAGATGATTATTGTTTGCCACCAATAAAAAAGGGTAAGTTTAAGGAGCTTTTAGAGTTAGAAAATTCTAAAGCAACTATTGAGGCGTTGGGAAAAGTTGAGGGATTTTTACAAACAGGGTTGAAATATCCTGACGCTAAGATTACTTTCAAAGATATTTTATTTGATATAGAGGAGCTTAAAAGCAAAGAATAGGAGATGATAGATATGAGTGTAGAAATTAAACACAAGATTACAGGAAAAGTTATATTGAGTGGAGCGTATGAGTCTATTAAGGATTGTTTGGATAAAAACAGATGTGCTTACTTGGAAGATGCTAACTTGGAAGATGCTAACTTGAGAGGTGCTTACTTGATAGATGCTAACTTGATAGGTGCTAACTTGAGATGTGCTAACTTGAGATGTGCTGACTTGGAAGGTGCTTACTTGAGAAATGCTGACTTGGAAGATGCTAACTTGGAAGGTGCTAACTTGAGAGGTGCTGACTTGAGAAATGCTAACTTGAGAGGTGCTAACTTGAGATGTGCTAACCTGAGTGGTGCTTACTTGAGAAATGCTGACTTGAGAGGTGCTTACTTGGAAGATGCTAACTTGGAAGGTGCTAACTTGAGAAATGCTAACTTGAGAGGTGCTAACTTGGAAGATGCTAACTTGAGATGTGCTTACTTGAGATGTGCTAACTTGAGAGGTGCTAACTTGGAAGGTGCTGGGCTATATATTCAAACAGAAACATGGCAAGTAGTCACAACTCCAACTCACATCAAGATAGGCTGTCAATTTCATACAAAAGAAGAATGGTTTAGGTTTGATGATGAAGAAATAAGGACTATGGATAGTAAAGCGTTGGATAGTAAAGCGTTGGATTGGTGGACAAAGTGGAAGCCGATACTGGAATTAATGTTAGCTAACAAAGAATAGGAGTGATAGAGATGAGTACAAATGATGATACATGTGATAACTGTGGACACGTT